AATTCCTTTAATTCTTTGGTGGTCAACAGTCTTTTTGCTTCTGTCAAGGTTATTTTATTATTTTCTGCAAAACGCATATACCAATTATTTATATCATCTGTTATCGTTTGAATTGCACCGTTGTATTGCTTTTCAAGATTATGAAAATATTCAATGTTTTTATCGTTTTGAACTTTTTCAAGAAATAAAAAACGCTTTGACCAATAGTCGCCGTTGCGTTTAATCATTTCTTTAATTTTTTTATTCTGCATTTCCTATATCACCGCTTTCACCTCTTAACCGTCCAATCGCTCCGGTATAATCGTCAACAAGCGTTTCGTTATATTCTTCTTTTACCCTGTCTAACTCTTTTTGTACGTCATCTATCCAGGGAACTTGTGAAATTAATGTTCTTTGTGAAATTTCAACGCCTAACCCTTGTAACATTGTCATTATTTCACTTTCGTTCATCATCATGTCACGGTTGAATATAAATTTAACTTTGTTATTAGTATAGTCTTTTCCTGTGGTGTTATATAAATACATGTTTACAAACCATAACAATTCTTTTAAAGACCGTTGAAATTCTAACTCCATTCCGTTAGCGTCAAGGTCAATATCGTTATATATACTCTGTATGTTCATCTGGTTTGCGTTACCGCCTAACCTATCATCTTTAGCGTCATAACTCATCGCATTTTCTATTAACGCCTTTTTCAACTCGTCTAAAATAGCCTTATAATTAGAACTGTCAACTTTAACTTCTAGCGTATCCACTTTCCCATCAATACCAGCCACAGAACGAATTTTAACAGCACCATATTGAGCTATATTATGTCGAAACTCAGCCAAATCTGTGCCGTCATAATTTAATAAAACGTAAATAGTATTATACGGGTCCTGCAACATGTTATCTTCAAAATTAGACATAATCATGTTTATTGCGTCCTGTATTGACTGCACTCTATCTAACAACGGCTGTTCTTCATAATTATATTTAAATGGTATTAGTGGTATTCTGTCCCAACTTAACGATATGGTATTATTCTCTTTATCTTCATAAGTCAAGTAAGGTTTAGGGTCGTGTTCCGCATCAGGTACCAGCCTTCCATTTTCGTATATATAATATTCAATACCATTTGGCAGGAATATATCAACATGTTCAACATCTTTTTCGTTTTCTCCCTCATATGTAGGCACAACGTACATTCGGCACGCCATATCTACACATCTATGTTCATCTTCACTCCAAAACGGTAACATCTCATAACCTGAATATATTTTAGTGGCAAATTCTCCTCTATCATTGATGTATGGATAAATCCACGATATGCCACAATTTAAGGCGTTTTTTGCCGTCTGTTTAAGTTTTGCATGGAAATTCTCGTCGAATATTTTATTTAACTCATCTGCGTATTGTTCTTCATCTGTATCAATAGCTATAGGTCTGCCACACAAAAAATTTGACTTTTGGTCTACCGCTTTTCGATATTGATTATTAACTATTTTCGAGTTTGGCAAATGGTGTTGTGTAGTTACTTGACCGCCCTCATCTATAGAAACTCTTTTTTTATTGAGAATGTCATGCTTGCCGTCGTAATAATCTATACCTTTAAGCATTCTTTTTCTTTTTTTACTATTCTTATATTTTTTTAACTCTAACTCTGCTATTTTCTTCATTGTGGGCGTTTGGTTTGCGCCTTTAGATATAATGTTGATAATTCTTTTTGTTTCGTCGTAAAGGTTAAACATATTATCCTCCTATCATTTAAAACTATACACATCTCCCTCTAATTTGGGAATTACTGCATATCTCATAGCGTCCATTAAGTGATTAAATTTGTCTATAGGCTTATTAATACTTTCTCCGTCCTTCTCGGCGTATGAATAGTTATTAATTTCATTGATGAAATTTTTACATTTAGGGTGAATAATAAAGGTGAAATTCATTAATTTTTGAATGCCATACATTACTTCATTCTTGTATGCCCCCTCTATTCTTGATAGCCCTAACTGTCTAAGCTCTTCGATTGACTGAGGAACAGCGCTATCAGCCATAATTTTTTCTTTTGCGTACCCCATTGATATAACTTTAGGAGCTAATTCCATATTGGTTAAACCTCTTTCGTACAATTCATCGAATACATATATCTCCTTATTTTTTTCATCAACCAACCCACAGAATAAAGCTGATGGGTCGTTAGTATATCCAAAGTCGAGACCAAAGACTGACATAACACCGGGTCTTTTACTTATCTCGTGAACGTCAAAAAACTTTTCAATAAACTTTTTATAAACAAGACCTTTTAAAACTCCCCAGTTACCTAAAGTGTACACATTATGAAAATACGGGTCACTCTCATCTTCCAAGTTTTCAATATCCTGCTCTGTCAAAAATATATTATCTTTATATGTTGTTTTAAGTATTGATACCTTATCATCTTCGTATTTCCTAATATCATCGTTTACCTTACCATCAAAAAAATCATTATATATCCAATGCAGCTTAAATATAGGATTAAAAGCCATCACAATACATTTGCTTATTTTAGACGGTCCACGCAAACGCTTCTTGAGTTGCAAATAATCATTTCTTTTGACTTCTGTAGCTTCCTCAATAAATATTCGTTCTATAACGCCCTTTCGTGGTGTTATACTCTTTAATTTCTCAACGTCATCTAATCCGGCAAAGACTATTTGCGCTTGATTTACCTTATTGGTAATAACCATATCCGAAAAATTAAAGCTGTATAAATTACTAAGTTCCATATAATTAATAGATTTATAGATTTCATTAAAAACTGAACGTTTAATACTTTTGCCGACCGCTCTACATATAAGCCAATTACAACCATTCATATTATCAATGATAATTTTTTGACATAAAAAAAACGACTTTCCGCTTGAGGAACCGCCGTAATATATCTGTGTAAATTGTGGTTTTTGTAAATAAGGTATATATACCTTATTGACTTTTAAATTAATCTCCATAACTATCTTCCATATCGTTTGTTGTAGCCGGACTAATATTAATAATAATGTTTTGGTCTTGTGTATTGCCTTCTGTTGTTGGTTTATCTCTCCACTTATCTGACTTGCGATTTTTAAGCCAAAATATCTGCGCTGTCGTGTCTCCCGGTATATGCTTTCTAGTAGTTATAGTTTTTTCTCCGCCTATACCATTCTCCTCAATCTTCTTTTCTTCTACTATATAACCTAACGCTCGTTTAAGCAGTGCATTCTCAACTTCTAAATCTACAACTTCTTTTCCCTTTTTTAAGGCCTCGTCTATCTCTGCATATTTATTTTTCCATTCATACAAAGTGCAACATGCTATACCCATGTTATGCGCTATCTGCTCATCAACCAATCCATCTCTAGCCCAGCCCTCTATTAATAATAAATTTTCAGGTTTTAACCATTTTTTATATTTGCCCTTTGCCATAACCTCACCATTTCCCTGCCTGCTTTAATTGCAAAATCGTTCTTAAAGCAGTTACATCCGGGGGAATATATTTTTTTGTTACTTTTATTCTCCCAGTATTTTCATTATTCTTATTTTTTATAAACTCTTTTTCTTCAACTTCAAAACCATAAGCACGTTTTTCTAACGCTTCTTTTATTTTGGTATCTATTTCCATTGACATCGCACCTCTAATTCCTATATAATGGTGCAGGTAGCAATCTCGGCCGAGAAGGGCTATCTGCGTTAGAGGTAGGTGCTCTAGCGTAAGTGTGGGGTGTTGCGGGACGCCCCACACTGCCTAATTTATTTCTTTTATATTTTTTGTCAGAAAATAAAAAAACGGCGTATCAAGTGCCGCTATTATCAACTTAATTAGATACTGCCCTATCAACATACCTATTAGAGTAATCTGATTGTTAAATATCCAACCAAATCCAAATCCAAAAGCTATCGTTATAAAAATTAATGTGTCTACAAATTGGCTTGTCATTGTACTTGCATTATTCCATATCCAGCGACCACCTTTTGTACTGCCATGTTTTTTAATATACTTATCTCGCAATCTATGAAATATATGAACATCAAGATTCTGACTTACTAGATAAGCAGTTAAAGAACCAATCACGAATATCCAATTTTGTCCTAATATTTTTATATATGCTTGTTGCATTTCTGCGTCAATAAAAGGTAAATATTTCCCAATAATAATTATAATCGTAGCAGCTATCTGTGAAATAAGTCCTAATCTTACTATATGATTTGCTTCATTTTTCCCCCAAACCTCACCGACTACATCTGTAATTAAAAATGTTATAGGATAGCATAAAACCGCACAGGGTATCGTTATCACTGAACCCCAAAACGGAATACCGGTATTAATGATTTTACCTGTTATTACATTTGAAATTATTAATGATACTACAAACAATATTGTTAATATTGATAAATTCTTTTCTGTTTTTCTCATACTACTCTCCTTGTGTTTAGATATTTTTGAAATTTCACCCATTCTGAAAATGACCGCATAGCCATTATAGATAGATTTAATTTTTTCCCATTTTTTATTATGTCATATTTCATTATCTTACCGTCAAAATAATATAAATGTCCTCCTCTTACAGCACCTGTGCACCATGCTGAACTATCCACGCTATAAAACGGATAATCATATATATACTTCATTCGCGTAAAGCCGAGACCATGAACTTTTGTTCCTCTCACATTTGCATATTTAATCATTTTGTTTATTAATGGATATTCTGTCTTTTTTATATCACCATTTGCGAAACCACCTATAGCTATATAATCATATTCATCGACCATTCGTTTGAAATAGTCTATACCTCTTGACTTATGCCACACAGGTATAGACTTAATACCAGTTTGGTTCTCAATTTTTTTGCGCCAAATTTCAACTTTTTCAAGACCAAATATACAATCAACATCCATCTCAAAAAAGTATTTTACATTGTATTTTTTTATATGGCAGATGTACTTTTCTATATATTCCTCCATTTGTTTTTCTGTTATAGACTTTCCATTCATATATGAAAATGCTCCACTGTCAAGAAGAAAATTATCCGTGCCAACATCATTCTGAACCATTGCGCAACATTTTTCGCCTGAATAAAAAGTCTCTAGTAAATATAATGGTCTACAACATTTTATCATTTCTTTTCTTTGTTCTTTTTTCACACCACTACTTGATGTAGCAAGATATATTTTCATAGTTCAAAAGTTTCTCCACAATGCGGACATTTAATAGATTTCACTTTAACATTTTTTACTGTCTCATCTGTATAAAAATCATCATCTGAAATATCCAATGTTTCTCCCAAATCAGGAAATTCAAATTCTGAAATATCTATATCTAAACTTTTTAATTCTTTTTCAAGCATTTCAAAATCCCAACTTGAATATTCTGCCGTCTTATTGTCTACCAATCTATATGCTCTTATCTGCTCCGGTGTTAAGTCATCAATAACTATACATGGTACAGATTCACAGCCTATTTTTAACGCGGCTTTATACCTTGTATGGCCTGCGACTATTACATTATTACTATCAATAATAATTGGCACCCTAAATCCGTAATCTGTTATGCTAACTGCTACTTTCTCAACAGCTTCATTATTATTTCTCGGATTATTTTCATATGGCTTAATTTCTTTTGTTGATTTATATATTATTTCCACAATTAATTACCTCCATTAACATCACAGCCGCCCACCCCTCAGCATTTATTTATGATGTATCATTCCCACAAGACCTAAAATCGCAATATAAAAAGCCGTCCCCATAAGGTAACGGCTCATAGAAAAAAATTTAAAAAGGAGAAATTTTTTATTTCCTACATTATACACTATATCACACTTTCAATGTGACATTCAAGGACATCTTTAACTTTTCGTAGCGCTTTTTCATGCAATCTCAGTATTTGTCTGTATGAATATCCAATATTTTGTGATATATTCTCCCATGTCTCGAAATTAATGTATCTTGATATGAGTATGTTTTTATAGATGTTGTTTTCAACTTTCATTATTGCATTTGTTATTTGTTTCAAGATTTCAAATAAATCTGTCTTATGACAGTCTATCTGCCTGCAGTAATCTGCGTATGTAATTAATTTATTCTCTGTTCCATTCCCGTGACTTTCCTGTACCCTTTCCGATAGTGTTATTGTCGTACCCGTCACTATGTCATAAGCGCGCATTTGCGCTTTTTCTAAAATTCTTATCGTCTCTCGTAGTTTATAACCACGATTTAACCACTGTTTTGTTTCTTCTATAGTCACACCCTGCATATTAATTAACACTCCTTGACTTTATCACTATTATGTGATATAATATGTTTATTATTTTTCGAGCGTCCTCGCATATGCAGGGCGTTTTTTTGTTTAAATAATATTATTTATTCTTTTTCTCTACAAACCTTTGTCCACAACAAGGACAAAACTGTTCCATTTGTAGAACTAAAATATAATCACACATCGGACATCTAACGGCAGGTTTAACCGCTCTTAATGTGTCAGTATCTAAATATGGTTTCTTTGGCGTATCTCTTTCAATTAATCTTTTAATATATTTTTTCTTCATTTAATTTTCCCCCTTAAATCTTTCTGGATTTACATAACTTTCGAAATGATTTATGTTATCTTCAAGTCCTAACGGGCTTAATTGTAAAATAACATATCCTGTATCTAAGTATAGAGGATATTCATCAATACTAACAATGCCAGTTAATATAAAACGTCCTGTATATTCTCCACGCTTATATTCATTTAGTGCAATGCAATCTCCGGCTACATAATCCATGTCATTTTTTCTAATTTCATATGTTTTTTTACCTTCTATTATTTTATTAAAATATTCCGGTTCGATTTTTACTGCATGTAACATTATTTTTCATTCTCCTTTGTCTGCTGTATTGCATTTAAATAATCATTTATTCTTTTAGTCATTACCTTTTCTGCTTTTCTTTCAAGTTTAGGTCGCATATATTCAACAACATCATCTACTATATCAATGACAAAATTAGGTGATACTATATATTCATCTCGCATATTAAGGTCGCTTTCTACAGCGTTTAAAATTAAATTCTTAATACCTTGTCTTAACTCTGTCATATCTTCTGTTGTTAATATATTCAGTATTGCTTCCATATCTATTCTCCTATTTACTGTCTGTATCAATCAATAGAATCTACACCTATTGGAATCCACATCTTAGGGTTAAAATTAAGTGTATATTTATACTTATCTACATCACCGGAGGTTATATCCTCTACGACATATGTTACATTGTCGCTAAGTCCAATGAAATGCTTTTTATACTCTCCATTTTCTTCAACAACAACTTCAAGTTGATTGTCAGTTATATCCGCTTTAATCGACATTTTGCCCGTCATTTGGAACAATACATCGCCTTGAATGCAGTTAATAACTGTAAGTTGGCGCACATCGTTAAAATTGTCGGCTTGTTGCGACAAATTGTAGGACACACGTGATGCTTCTGTGCACCCTGCAATTAACATAACTAAGACTATTGATATTACTATCCCTATAATTTTTTTGTTCATTTTCATATTCTCCTTATCTCCTCTATAACATTCGTCCTGGGTATATAGGTTCTATTTTGCTGTTTTTTCTCTGCTTTCCTTATATCTCCTAATAATCGTTGTAATGACCCTATAATTGATTTATTATCTTTTACCCATATTGATATTATTTTTGTTGTTTCTGTCATATCCTTCGCGGTTCTTCTTTGGCGGCGTACAGATTGTAATTTAGTAGCTAGTCTCGCACGCTCTTTATATTTAACCGGGTCTATTTCCATGTTATGTAATATATCTTGCGTAGCTTCATCGCATTCTTTTAACATATCTTTGGCAATATCATACATTTGGCATTGCTCTTCTATGTATGATAAAAAATCAGCTATTTTATCACTTATCATCTTTTGTATCCTCCTTTTCAATCCCATTTTTTGCATACCACTTACAAACAAAACAATCTATCCCGTCAGGTGCCTTGCCGCACAACGTAGGGCTCGGCACTTTCGGCGGCTTAGTGCATTTAGTTTTCAATTTTAACTTTCATCTCCTTTGCAAGCTGTTTTATTACGTCTCCCCCAAAACTATTTTGGGTTAACTTTATAAATTCTTGCACCGTCATTTTGTCGTTTTTAACATCAATGTTGTTATATTCTGCAAAATTATCCCGTCCCATAGCACAACTACCTGTTAGTTTATGGTGCCATTCGTAAAAATCTTTTACGGGATATTTAATATTTAATTTAAATTTTTCTTTAAAAAGATTTATTTTATCATCTGTATCTAAATTACATATTATTTTATATTCTAATTCTTCACACGCTTTTCTTAACGTGCCACCGTGTGCAAAATAGCCTTCTCCTTTTACTATGTAACACGGTTTTAATTGTAGCTCTCTAGTAACTATGAATCCTTTGGCTATATTTTTTTTTACTTTAGTAATCATCGTTAGAGTGTTATCTATAATATACAGGTCATATCCGTTTATAGCTTTAATGCCTTTAATATAATAACAGCCATAGCCCTGTCCATATCCCTTGCCATCACCATGACCATTGTTACAGCAATCGCCACATCCACAGCCGTTTCCGTTGCCATAACCGTTTCCACTGCCATAACCATCGCCAACACTAAAATCACAGTCTAAATCATCAACAAATATTTTAATTTTGTCATTTAACATTTCCATTCTGGCGCACCTTCTATTATTTTGATAGATTTTTCTGTGCAAGGGATAATTTCACATATATCTGTTAATATAATACTATTAACTTTAACGGATATACAGCTTTCTTCTATATTTTTTATACCGTCCCTCGCTACTTCGTTTAAGTTATTAGCTCCTGACCAACTCCATATATTACGGCAGTACCTTAATTCAACTTCTTGTCCATTTTTATCTGCCAATATTCCAAAAAAAACACCTGAATTAACTCCTCTTACTATTACTTTTTTTCCAGTTAAATTTATCATTTTTTATTCTCCTTTTATTATTCTTCATGTATCGTAACTTCTACCCTAGGGTTTGCTTTGTCAAAAGCAACCGTATCCACCAAACCCATTACATATTTTTGACTGTCGTTTGGAATAACTCCGGCGGTCTGCAGTGCGTCCAATATATACTTTTTCCCTGAATATATATTGTCAAGGTCCCGTCGTCTGTCTTTCTCAACCCATAAAAATTCTATGTATACCGGCGTTTTTGCTTTGCCTATCCGCTGTTTCCGTATCTCAGAAATTATCTGAGTGTCAATCCGCTTCTTAAATGCCGCCGCCTTATATTTGTTATGCCTGCATACGTTGATATAATCATTAAGGCTCGGCAGCCTTCCGCTTATCGTGAATTTTATCATCGCTGTTCCCCTAACATGTTATCAAGTAATTTCTTTTCTAATTCCTCATAATCAGTTTTGTTGGTGTCTGTATAATTATTAAACTTGCTCTTATTTATATTAGTCGTATTATTTTTTAGCGGATAAACCGACTTCCAGCTATTTTCAATTGACTGATTAAGTATTTCAATCTGTGTTTCTACGTCCCCCATTTTAGAAACTTTAGTGATGAGTAATTTTAATGCTTTGTCCGTCATAGGTGCCTTAATCATCTTTCGCATTTTTATAAATTCTCGCAATGTATCTTTTAATTCTTCATTTTCAACAAGAGAATCTATTATCTCATCATACCCGGTTTTCTTTCTTCTTTCTTTCTTTATATCAATTGTATTATTAATTGTATTATTAATTGTATTATTCTCTTTAACATTTTTGTTAAGGGGGGTCGCACTTTTTTGTATAGGGGTCTTAACATTTTCGTTAACACCCCTTAACATTTCTATTGGTGGGGTATTATAATTTTTTACAACAGGGTCATAACATTTTTGCTGGACAATAGTCTTGTTTCCATTTATGGACAATTGTCTGCATTCAATTTCTTTTGTCCCATTTTTATAAAAAATATTGCTTGTTAAATACCCCTTATCGCAGAGCATTTTTATCCACCTAGAGACCGTAACGGTAGTTACGTTATATAAATCAGCAAAATATCTGTTTCCAGCCCAACAATAGCCTTTTTCGTTTGTCAGAGCCGTTATTTCTCCATACAATAGCTTTGCGTTAGCTGGCAACTCATTATCATACCTCACATCTGCCGGAATAATAGCATAATACGCTTTTTGTTCTTCCATTTTTTACACTTCCTTAAAATGGCAAGTCATTAGGTATTTCGTCAAGCATTTCAAAATCATCAGCCGCCTTTTGAGGTGTTGGATTTTGCTGTTTGGGACGATTATAACCGTTATACTCATCTCTCGCCTTTTTTGTTTCACCAAAGTCTAGTTCATTCGCTATAACCTCAGTAACATAATTCTTTTTGCCGTCTTTCCCTTCCCATGTACGAGTTGAAATTCGACCCCCAACAATCACCATCATACCTTTATTGAAATATTTACCGAGGAACTCAGCCGCCTTATTCCATGCTATGCAATTTATAAAATCCGTCTTTTGGCTGTCGCCATAACCGCTGGCGACAGCAACATCAAAACTACATACTGGCTTATTAGTGCTTGTATATCTAACTTCCGGGTCCCTGGTTAACCGACCCATTAATATTACTTTATTAATCATTTTTCATTCTCCTTTTAAAGATTTATATAACTACAATCGAAAATTTTTCTGAATTCGTTCTCGCTCCAACCGTATACTTCCATAGCCTTTATTTGGGCTATTTCTTGTAATTTAACTCTAATGTAATAGTTTTGGTGTGCGCTGTATTCCCCGAATATATGACATTTATTGTGATGTAAATAGACCGTCAAGCCGTATATTTCCGACATACCACGAAGAGCGCCGCCAAATATATGATGCTTGTCTAAATGGTCTCCGCATTCGCTCATTTCACAGATGTAGCAATGCGATTTGTCTTGTTGCATAATACTTTTCATTTAACTTTCAGCTTTCCATAATGATTTTAATTTTGCAATTTCGTCCGGGGTCATTGTTTGTATGCCCTGGTCTCTGCAATCCTCAATTACGCTGTCTAATAATCTTGACATCTGCCTAGTGTTATATGTGCTGCTGCCGTAATATAGATTGACGATTACAAAACCGTCTTTATTAGATTTGTCAACCCTTTCGGCTATCCAGCCAACACCGTTCATCTGCCAGCCTTTGATTAACGTATCAGCGGCACTTTCGTTAATTTCCGCAACACGATATACGTTAGCATTTAGGATATGCTGACGGTATACAGATTCTTTATCAACGCCTATTTTATCGGCCAACTTACCACATAACACCCATAGATAAGCGTTAGCATTCAGCGACCTTTTTTTACGGTGTTTTTTGAGTTCAATGTCCAATAACTCACATTGTGACAATTCGTCATAAGCAAGTTTTAAG